AATATCAGGGAAGTTATTAGAGCTGTATTCAGGGTAGCTGCTGCTATTGTCGCACAAGTAATCTACTAAGCGCTGCGTGTACCACTGAGCATTTTCACGTGCCTTCTCCACCAATGAATCCATCTCACCTTTAGAAATGGCTGTAGTGTTCTCAGATTGACGTGTAACTAAATTACCATTGTCATGCTTATACATGAGGAATGGATAAAGCTCTACCATTGTCCACCAAGCCGTTGGCTTAACGATATATTCGTTTAATAAAGTCTCATACACTCCGCTTAACGTGCCATTCTCTATCTCAGATTTAATCTTATTGGTAAGGTCAGTTCCAAGGTACAAAGTCATGTACTTATCCTGTGCCAAGTACATAGCAGGTCGAATAAGGTTAGTATCTACAGCCTCATTAAGCTGAGTGTATTTCTTTAAGAATTCCTCGTTAATGAATAATATTTCGGGTGCTATTGCCATTGTGTTTAGTGTTTAATTGTTATGCGGGATATCTACCATGAAGAGATGATTGGTCATAAGTAGCAGTGTTAGCTTGGCCGAATCCTTTAGCAATGTCTTTCAAAGGCATGCCTGCTCTGATTGCTTTAGCTACTGAGATTGGATTAGATGAATCTAAGCCGTTATCTGCAATGAATCTTCCCTTCTCTCTCTTGCGGAAGTAAACTCTACGCTCGAAATAATGTTTGCAGTTGACTCCGCCATGGTATAACCACACGCTATAATTAGCGCCATTATGGCCCATGTTAGGATTAAGGATATTGCTATCTACTTCCATTGCAGTTAAATCTTCGTAACGATAAACATAGCCAGCTTTAGCAGCGCTTACCATTTGACGGCAAAACTTGCGACTCTTTTTACTTAGATTCTTTGAATAGCTGTATCTGATTTTATACAATCCGCTATCCATTTCAGAAGGTTTATCAGGATCAGCATAGCTGCGAACTGAGGCAAGATTAACAGGCTCAGCTTCTATAAGCTCCCACTCATCCTCATCTACTATCTCGCCCTTATCTTCCAAGAATTCACACCACCAATTTTCATCATCTTCGGTAAAGATTGGAGGCTTCTCTTGTGGATCTAAATTAATCTTTTTTTTTTGAGCGCTTAATTTAGCCACTGCGCTTCCCTGAGAAGGCTCAAACATTGCCGTAGCTACATCTATTGGAAGCTGTAGGAATTGTACTAAGAATACAATAGCTTGCTCTTTTGTTAGAGCTCCACTACCCACTGCCGCTACAATTTCTAAAGCTGAAGCTATCTGAGCACCGTTATAAGTTACATCACTTACTGAAGCTCCTGCTGGTGCAACCGTTGCAGGTGTGTTAGTGTCAGTAGTTGCATTATCTGCAATAGCTGTAGGTGCTATTTGTGGCGCTTCCTCAGCTGCATCAGCGAAAATATCATTAGACTCAATGTATAAATCAGCCACAATGCCCATACCTTTAA